CAATAAGTACTGATAATTCTCTTTATGGTACTGTAGATAAAGTATATATTTCAAATAAATTAGCTGGTGAAGATTCTATTATATGCAAGGTTAGATTCTTAAAAATCAAAAAACCAGAATATGGAGATAAGCATTCGTCAAGACACGGACAAAAAGGAGTGATTGGAATTATAATATCTGAAGAAAATATGCCATATACTAAAGATGGTGTACGTCCTGATATTATAATTAACCCTCATGCTATTCCTTCACGTATGACAATAGGTCATCTTGTTGAATGTATATTTGCTAAAGTATGTTGTCTTGATGGATTATTAGGAGATGCTACTGTTTTTATCCCTGTTGAAAATGAAGCAATATATAAAAGATTAGAAGATAATGGTTATAACAAACATGGTAATGAAATTTTATATAATGGATTTACAGGTGCACAAATAGAAAGTGAAATATTTATTGGTCCTACATATTATTTTAGGTTAAAACATATGGTTGCTGAAAAAATTAATGCACGTGGTATCGGTAAGTTAACAGGATTAACAAGACAACCCACAGAAGGTAGACGACGTGGTGGAGGATTACGTATTGGTGAGATGGAAAGAGATACTGTATTAAGTCATGGTATTTCATTATTTATAAAAGAAAGTATGATGGAAAGGTCAGATAAATATTCTTGGTGTGCTTGTAAAAGATGTGGAACACTTGTAGCATTTAATATAAAAGCAAATATAAACACTTGTAGAAATTGTAATAATGATGATGTAGCAGTTATACAAACCCCTTACGCTTTCAAACTTTTAATTCAAGAATTAGAAACTATGGGAATACAATTACGTATTAATACTGAAAATATAGATCTTCCGCCCGAACAGATAGAAATACAAAGATATGATGGGGATGATGACGAAATAAATAATAACGAAGATATAATCGATACATTAGATTATTATGACGATATTGTAGATAATTTTGATAATCCTGACATGATTAAAGATGAAAAGGTTTGGGAAGATACATATAATGATAATTTTGAAAAAATAATAGGAGGGGATTATATTATAAATCAATATGGTGGTGAAAGTGTTGATGTAATTGATGGTGTTGGTGTAATTGATGGTGTTGGTGATGTTGATGTTGATGGTGATGGTGATGTTGATGTTGATGTTGATGTTGATGTTGATGTTGATGTTGATGTTGATGTTGATGTTGATGTTGATGGTGATGGTGTTGGTGTAAATAAAGAACCTTTTGGAAATAATACTTTATACGAAGGAGGATATATTATAAATAATGAATATATTAGTGATAGTAATAATAGTAGTGATAACAATGAAGATTATTTGTAATTGTAAAACATATCTTATTTTATATTGATAAATAAATATATAATCTATTTATAAGAAAATAGATAGATAAAATACAATGGATGTTGTTGATGCTGTAATATATTGTATTTTATCGATGGTTTTTATAGTATTATCGGTTTTTGTTGGATATCTATCTTATGATTATTATACTTATAAGTCAGATTTAGATACACGACTTACTAGTACTTTTGCAATAAACAAAGCGAGGGATGATTCATTAGTAGATAAGATGAAAGATAATAGAACGAGTATTATAAATACTGAAAATATGTTATTTAATAATAGTAGTAATTTAAATATTTATACTTCTAATTATATAGGTAATACTTCAAATAGTTTAATTAATTATAGTAGTAATTTGAATTTTAATACTTCAAATAGTTTAATTAATTATAGTAGTAATTTGAATTTTAATACTTCAAATAGTTTAAATAATTATAGTAGTAATTTGAATTTTAATACTTCAAACTTTTATAATAATAAGATAACAAACTTACATGATAATCTTGATAGATATTTTCAATTTGGAACTAATAATAGTGCTAATAAAATAACAAATAAATGGGATAATGTACCTGTTTCAACTATTGATTATGATAAAATTTCATTGATTAAGTCAACATCAATAACATCTGGATTGACAATAAATACTGACAATAATAACAAAAGTTTAAATGTATGTGATTTATCAGGTGGTAATAATTGTTATAAGATTGATTATACTAATAATATTTTAAAAATAAAAAATAAAAACTCAGTAGCTTCTCCTACAAAGGTTGAAATAGGATCTTTACTTATAGATACTAGTCTTGATAACACAATATCTATTAATAATACTGATGATACAAAAGATATAAAGATTGGAAAACTCAGTATTAATAAAAATTCATTGATGTGGGATGGTAAACCATTAAATATGGTAACTCCTGCACCACTACCTCCTGTACCACTACCTCCTGCACCACTACCTCCTGCACCACTACCTCCTGTACAACTACCTCCTGCACCACTACCTCTTCCATAAAAGCAAAACCATTACATTGAAAACCTTTTTTTTTTAAATAAAATAAGTCATAATAGCTATTATATTATAATAAAAATAATTAATTAATATAGAGTATAATATGAACTATAATAATATATTGTTATTATTAATAATATTAACATATATTATTTTAGGAGTTTATTTTATAGTTATAAATACATTTTCTTCAGATAATTATAAAATAGAAGAATATATATTTTTACTATTGATTATAACATTTGTAATAATTAGTGTTTTATATATTATGAGTGTTTTAGGAATATATAAAATACCCATACGAGAAAACTTTCTTACAATAGGTGGCAATAATTTTGATGATACTTGTCCTAAATATTTAGTGAAAAATCCTGTTATAAATACGAATAAAAAAACAACTTATGATTCTCTAAGAAATGATACTATAGGTTATATAAATGGAGAATATCATACAGATTATCATACAGATTATACGTGTCAAAATAATTTTTTCGGAAATAATGAAAATAGTAAGTATTCAGATGGGATGAGTAATACTTATGATATATCAAACAATGAAATGCTATTAGCATATATGTGTATTTCTAAAAGTCCTAAAGATTTGCACAAAATATTAAACGATAATAATATTTATAATTCAAGTGTTATATCTTATATATTAAAGTCTGGTTCTAATCCTCAAGATTATAAGGGAGATATAAAAAATGGAAATTATAATGAATTAGAAAAATATATTATAAGTAATATAATCAAGGAAAAAAACAATATCGATAAAGTAAATGGTCCTGTTTATATTTGTATATCACAATCTCCTCATATATATGAAAATAAAAAAAATATGAATATAACCTTTGCTGTAACTAAACACGAAAAATCATGTTATGAAGATGGAAAAGAATGTAATAAAAACTTATATTTAGAATTTATTTTAATATATCCAAATAAAAACAATGCTGTTGGAAAAATAAAACCTTTCATAGATATAATAAAAGAAAATAAGTCTAATAGTTCTTTATGTTGGCTCAATTGCAATAGTGATAAAATATATGGATGTGGATGTTTGACACAAGATGGTACAAAAGACGGTATAGATTATAAATCTATATGTGTTCCTTCAGATACTGAAAAAAATAATACACCTGGTATAACAGACTATAGTATTATTTATTTTATAAATCCATATATGAAAAATAATCATAATATTATATCGAGTTGGGAATACCCTCAACCTAAACCTCAAAATTAATCGTCGTTATCATCGATAAACTTAAACTTTTTAATTATATTCTCAACAGGCATAAGTTTATATTGTTCTACTTTATCCCAAAACTCATTTATTTTAGGTACAATTATTTCCCATTCTTGGATATCAAACTTAACTCTTTGTGTATTTATTTCTACAAGTTTCCAATATATAAATTTATTAAATTTTAGTCTAATGTCGAAATCATTAGATAAATTAAAATTATTTTTTAGAATATTAATATTTTCAATACAATCGATTGGTTTCATATTTTCATCACTGTAAATATAATAATATTCTCCGTTTTTATTAATATATTCGGCTATTATACCATGATTATATTGAATATCTTTATCTAATTCTTCTAAATATAATTCTTCACTATCAAATGTTTTGAATTGACATTCGACATAATCACATTCAGATAAATTACATACTGCTAATTGTCCTTGAATTTGTAATTTATATTTCTCAGGAATAAAACCGTCTATAATTTTACGAGAATACGGACATTTTATTTCAATCATAATCCCTAATTCATTTATACCATCTGGAGATGCTCCGAAATGTTCGTTTTTTTTGTCACAAATAAGACCAAAATCATATATATTTATATTATTATTAACATGAGAATAACATCTCGATGCCATTGATTCAAACATTGTCCCCCATTTTAAAGCAGGAATAGCATTATAATTAATATTATCAACAACAATTTTTGCTTTTTTCTTAGCTAAAACATTACTTACATTACTTTTTTTAATAGCATCATATAAATCACTTGCTGTAAGACGAGTTTTACGTGCTTCAAACCATTCTTCAGTTCGTTGTTTGATTTCAGGTATTTTAATTAATTCTGTTAATATTTTTCTATTATTATAAATTTCTTGAACTCGAGATGTTATTAAATCAATATTTATATCTTTACAATTTGATATAATAAATTGAGTAGCTTCTTCAACTTTAAACTCATTATTATTCTTTATAATTTTTAATACTTCGTCATCTATTATTTTATTACTGCGTTGTGATAACATATATTTATTATATATCAATATATATTTATATACTTTTATACAATATGTAATAAAAGAAACTTTAAAATATTTAATTTGATAATTCTTTCTCACATTTTTTAAGATAAGCTTTCGAGGTTTTAAGTTTTTTATCGAATGTAGCATTTATAAGATTATATAATTTCTTACTATTAAAGTCAATCGTAGAAGGGTCTGATATCATTTTTTTATTTTTTGTCTTTCTATCATAAATCTCTAACAATTCTTTATTTTTATCAGTAATCAATTTATCAAATGATAATGTGTCCATATTATACTATATATATATTTATAATATTAATCAATTTTTATATAGTAATTTCAAGTTTTCTACTATCAAATCCCCAATGTAGTAATGTTTGTCTTAATCTTGGATATATTTTTTCATTATTATTTCCTACTTCATTTATTTTATTCTGCAATTGATTTCTGAATCGTCCATTAGGTCCTGCTGACTTCTTCCATCTATTTATTTGTCTTAAATCGTCATTTGTTCTTCTCCCATTGTAAAAATTACAGTACCATTCTATCCATCCATAAGGATCTACATTTTCATTTATCCAATTTTTACTCATCCAAAACTCATAAGATGTTCCTACTTCAACTTTATAATAATTAATATTTTTATCATATTTTTCACTAAAGACTTTATTATCATCAATATCTTTTAAAAAATTAAATCTTTTATAATGATATTGATAAACTTGATTTGTTTTTGGTGACTTTATTGTTCTAAAATAAAAACCTCCCATTATTCCTATTTTAAACATTTGTTTAGGTGTAATATTTGGGGTAAAGTCAGGATAATCTTTATATTTCATTATATATATTGAGTACATAATATAATTTTTAGAAAGGTTTCAGAGACTTTAAAAATATTAAGAAAATAAAAAGATTATGTACTCGATTTTCCTTAAGTAGCAGAATATACAAAGAGATAACAATTTATTTTTAATAAGTTATAAGAGAATACATTTGAGTACATAATTATTTATTTAGAAAGGTTTTAGAGATTTTAAGAATATTAAGAAAATAAAAAGATTATGTACTCGATTGCATTAAGTAGCATAATATGCTAAGTTATTACTATTTATTTTAATAAGTTATAAGAGAATTCATTTGAGTACATAATTATTTATTTAGAAAGGTTTTAGAGATTTTAAGAATATTAAGAAAATAAAAAGATTATGTACTCGATTGCATTAAGTAGCATAATATGCTAAGTTATTACTATTTATTTTAATAAGTTATAAGAGAATTCATTTGAGTACATAATTATTTATTTAGAAAGGTTTTAGAGATTTTAAGAATATTAAGAAAATAAAAAGATTATGTACTCGATTGCATTAAGTAGCATAATATGCTAAGTTATTACTATTTATTTTAATAAGTTATAAGAGAATTCATTTGAGTACATAATTATTTATTTAGAAAGATTTAAAAAGTTTTAAGAATATTAAGAAAATAAAAAGATTATGTACTCGTTTTTCCTTAAGTAGCATAATATACTAAGTGATTCGTAAATAATATTCTTTTTTATAAGTGAATATAATTTGAGTACATAATTTAATTTTTAGAAAAGTTTTAGAGATTTAAAGAAATTCAAGAAAATAAAAAGATTATGTACTCGTTTTTCCTTAAGTAGCAGAATATACTAAGAGATTATGATTTATTTTAATAAGTTATACAGAATATATTTTGAGTACATAATTTATTTTTTAGAAAAGTTTTAGAGATTTAAAGAAATTCAAGAAAATAAAAAGATTATGTACTCGTTTTTCCTTAAGTAGCAGAATATACTAAGAGATTATGATTTATTTTAATAAGTTATACAGAATATATTTTGAGTACATAATTATTTATTTAGAAAGGTTTTAGAGATTTAAAGAAATTCAAGAAAATAAAAAGATTATGTACTCGTTTTTCCTTAAGTAGCATAATATACTAAGTGATTCGTAAATAATATTCTTTTTTATAAGTGAATATAATTTGAGTACATAATTTAATTTTTAGAAAGATTTAAAAAGTTTTAAGAATATTGAGATATTAAAAAGATTATGTACTCATTTTCCTTAAGTAGCATAATATACTAAGTGATTCGTAAATAATATTCTTTTGTTATAAGTGAATATATTTTGAGTACATAATTTATTTTCTAGAAAAGTTTTAGAGATTTGAAGAATATTAAGAAAATAAAAAGATTATGTACTCGATTTTCCTTAAGTAGCAGAATATACAATGAAATCATATTATATATTTAGAAAAGTTTTAGAGATTTCAAAAATATTAAGAAAATAAAAAGATTATGTACTCGATTTTCCTTAAGTAGAATAATATATAAATAGATTCATAAAGAATATTCTTTTTTTATAAGATAATATATTTTGAGTACATAATTAATTTTATTGAAACCTCTAAAACTTTTCTATAAAATTAATGAAATAAAAAGATTATGTACTCAATTTTTAAAAAAATAATCAAGTATTATATATAATAAAAAATAATGAATATTTTTGAAAAATTACCTTATGATTTACAGTTAAAAGTTTATAGTTATATTATTTATCCACAAAATAAAGAACTTTTAGACGATATTAAGAGTTATTACAATATAAAAAAACTATTATATATTAAATATTTATGTAAAGGGCTTATATATAATGATGATTATTCTGAATATCTAAATATTCACGTTTGGATAAATTACGATCTAAGGATATATTGGAATAACAATAAACCTTTTAATAAAAAAATAGCAAAAAATAACAAATCTAAATTTAATAAACTTCTTGCTTATAAGATTGAATATAAAAATAGCAACGATCAAACTATATATAATTATTCTAATAATTTAACGATTTCTTGCAAATTTAATATTAATACTTATATTGGATCTTTAAAAAATCATGAAAGATTATACTTTATTAATAGTTATAAATAAAATTACATAAAATGTTTATATTTTTTCATTTAATAACATCAAGTCATGAAAGATTATGTATTCATTTTCCAGAAATAAAAAAGTTTTCAATAAATGGTATTAATATTTATCTACTCCCAAAAAACTCCGATTTATATTGTTACTTAGGAACACTATGATAACAGCGATTTCCCCTTGCGGTTCTTGACATATTGTCTCTGTTTGTCAATGTGTTTAATCCTTTTAGCGCAATAAACTTTTGTTTTTTCCCCGTCTTTCAGGGTAATAATAATATAGTATCACAAGATCATTTTTTATATATATATAATATTATTAGAACAAATTTATACAAAATAACATAATTACATATAATAATTGCAATATATATTATAAAGTTATAAGTGAATATATTTTGAGTACATAATTTTATTTTTAGAAAGATTTAAAAAGTTTTAAGAATATTAAGAAATTTAAAAGATTATGTACTCGTTTTTCCTTAAGTAGCAGAATATACCAAGATATTACTATTTATTTTAATAAAGTTATAATAGAATACATTTGAGTACATAATTTTATTTTTAGAAAGATTTAAAAAGTTTTAAGAATATTAAGAAAAAAAAAAGATTATGTAATAGACTTCCTTAAGTAGCAGAATATACCAAGATATTACTATTTATTTTAATAAAGTTATAAGAGAATACATTTGAGTACATAATTTTATTTTTAGAAAGATTTAAAAAGTTTTAAGAATATTAAGAAATTTAAAAGATTATGTACTCGTTTTTCCTTAAGTAGCAGAATATACCAAGATATTACTATTTATTTTAATAAAGTTATAAGAGAATACATTTGAGTACATAATTTATTTTATAGAAAAGTTTTAGAAGTTTTAATAAAATTAGGAAAATAAAAAGATTATGTACTCATTTTCCTTAAGTAGCAGAATATACAAAGTAATTAAATTGTTTTTTAAAGATTATAAGAGATTATATTTTGAGTACATAATTAATTATTTTGAAAAGTTTTAGAGATTTAAAGAATATTAAGAAAATAGAAAGATTATGTACTCATTTTCCTTAAGTAGCAGAATATACCATGATATTACTATATATTTTAATAAGTTATAATAGAATATAAAACGAGTACATAATTAATTATTTTGAAAAGTTTTAGAGATTTAAAGAATATTAAGAAAATAAAAAGATTATGTAATAGACTTCCTTAAGTAGCAAAATATACCATGATATTACTATTTATTTTAATAAGATTATAAGTGAATATTTTTTGAGTACATAATTAATTATTTTGAGAAGTTTTAGAGATTTAAAGAATATTAAGAAAATAAAAAGATTATGTACTCGTTTTTCCTTAAGTAGCATAATATACTAAGTGATTACTATTTATTTTAAATATTATAAGAGAATACATTTGAGTACATAATTAATTATTTTGAGAAGTTTTAGAGATTTAAAGAATATTAAGAAAATAGAAAGATTATGTACTCGTTTTTCCTTAAGTAGTATATTAATACAATGAGATTCATAATGTATTTAAAAAAGGATATAACATAATATAAAATGAGTACATAATTAATTATTTAGAAAAGTTTTAGAGATTTTAATAAATTTAAGAAAATAAAAAGATTATGTACTCGATTTTTCCTTAAGTAGCATAATATACCAAGATATTACTATTTATTTTAATAAAGTTATAAGAGAATACATTTGAGTACATAATTTTATTTTTAGAAAGATTTAAAAAGTTTTAAGAATATTAAGAAATTTAAAAGATTATGTACTCGTTTTTCCTTAAGTAGCATAATATACTAAGTGATTACTATTTATTTTAATAAAGTTATATGAGAATACATTTGAGTACATAATTAATTATTTATAAAGGTTTTAGAGATTTCAAGAATTTAATGAGAATAAAAAGATTATGTACTCGATTTTCATTAAGTAACAGAATATATTAAGTGATTACTATATATTTTTAATGGTTATAAGTGAATATTTTTTGAGTACATAATTATTTATTTAGAAAAAGTTTTAGAGATTTTAAGAATATTAAAAAAATAAAAAGATTATGTACTCGTTTTTCCTTAAGTAGCAGAATATACTAAGATATTACAAATTATTGAAGTAAATTGTTAATCATTTAGAAAGTCTAATCTTTCTTGTGTAGTTAAAATACTTAGGTTTCTATTAATACGATATATACAAGATATATTTAAGTTTTTACGAAAAGTATATATTGTATTATCATTATTATTTTTAGATATAGTCTTATAAGAAAGAAAATGCTTTAATCTTTCATCATTTTTATCAAAAACCTTTTTATTTAAATCCTTATTATTATCTCTAAATATAATTAAGTCGTAATCTATCCCCATGCATGAATATTTAAATCATCAAAATAATCATCGCTATACATAAGACCTCTACGTAAATATTTAACATATATTAATTTTTTCATATTGAAATAACTTTCAATATCATATAAAAGTTCTTTACTTTGAGGAAACCTAATATTATTGTAAACTTTAATTTGTAAATCATTAGGTAAATTGTCAAAAATATTCATTATTAATTAATATAAAAAAACATTATCAATTTTTATATTAATAATGTTTCTTCTTTCCACCATACACACCATTTATCTTCAAAACTATGACATGCTCTATATTTACTTCTAATATCAAGACCCCATCCTTTGCAGTGGGCTAATATATTTTCGTATGTAGGATTTTCACCATTTGCTTGTAATAATTTTTTTGCAGCTTTATCGGCTATTCTTGCATTTGAATTAAACTTAACTTTAATGAATATGGTAGCTTCATCCCGTGTTTCGAAAGACTTTATAGTAATTTTATCTTCATCTACCTTTTTATTTTCTTTCTTAATTTTTTGAGGAAGTATATCTTCATTATTACGCATGGGTTCTCTAGATATTTCTAGTGTTACTTTTTTACCATTATGGATTAAAGCCATATTTTTTGCTGATTCTTCCATTAACATACATTTATTTTGTATAACCGAAGTACAATAAACATTTGTTTTTGTATATTTTTTCCAATCTTTACTTCTACCTGTTATTCTACCAAATAGTTGATATATATTATCTTCTGAAATATCCATATGTCCGAATATTGCTGATGTAAATGTTCCAAGTGTTTCATTCGTTAATGTTTGTCCCATACTAACACAATAATAACCCGTTATTACAATTGGGCGATCTTCTAAATCATATTGTTTAATTAATCTTGAAAACGTATCTGAAACCTCTTCAGAATATTCGGTCTTTACATCTAATATTATTTTATTTCCTGATAAATCGTTATAAGTAATATTTTTTTCTGTTCCATTTATCATAATAACCACAGATTTATCATTTTTAATAAATATCAAATCTCTTATTTTATTATGAGTTACAGTTTTTATATGTCCTGGAATAAATGATATAGTATAATATCCTAATATTTCTGGGTGTTTAGTTAAAACATGATCTATAAATTCATAATTTTCTCTATCTACTCCTCCATTTAATAGGCGCTGATATGGTTTTTCATAATAATCTTCAATATTATGAAAAACCATATCAGCACATCCTGAATAATTTATAGAGTTTAAATTATTCAAATGTATAAGTTGTATTGTTGACCAGAAAGGTGTACCATCGAAAATTTTATTAGGTGTTGCCGTTAATGCCATAATTTTTTTAACAATATCATATTCATGAATTATTTCTATTTGAGATCTTAATTTTTTATTAATATAATTATGAAGTTCATCATAATAAACAAATATTCCGCTAATATGATTATCATTACGACTTATTTTATCGATAAAATTTACACCATCTAAATACCTTTGTTTATTACTACACATAACAACAATTCTCGGACATGTAGTTTTATCAAAAAACTCTCCCAATAATTCTTTATCATTTTTGACGTGTCGATATTTTTTAATTTTTTTAGAAGATAAAACACATATAGTACCTTCTCCATATTTTTGTTCTATAGTTTCAAGTCTTTTAACGAATTGACTATTATTCAATAATGTATTCATTGTAAATATTATATGAATACTTTTATTTGGACCATTATTGCTTGAAATCTCTCTCTCTATTTCTTCAATAGCTGTAAATGTTTTTCCATGTTGTGTTCGAAGAACGCAAAGAATAAACTTCGATACGTAATCATTCATTTATATGTATAAGTAAAAACAAAAAATAGTATCAATTTTTTTATTTTTTATTGAAATAGTATATAAAAAAATATTATCATAAACTATTAAATAATAACATAATTATGATTTATACAAGATATAATAGAATACCGTCAATATTTAAAAATACAACAAAAATATCAAACAAGATAAGAAAAATGTCTTTAAAAATACCATCGCCTCACGATATAGGTATTCACCATATACTTAAATATATTCGCCCAATAATCAATCCTTTAGTCGATACATTTTCTAAAAATCGTTTAAATAATGCAGTAAATATCGCCGATCTTCGTATATGTGCTAAAAAAAGATCTCATAAAATGGTTTTCGATTATTTAGATTCAGGTGCTATTAGCACTTGGTGCTGATTCAGTTGGAGTTGGAAAACCATATCTATATGGACTTGCTGCAGGAGGAACACAAGGGGTAATAAAAGCATTAGATATCTTGAGAGTAGAACTTGACAGGGCTATGGGATTACTCGGAGTTGGTACTGTAGATGAACTAAAAAAAAACGGTCATAATTTGATAAAACGTCGTATTTAAAATATAAATTATTATATATATTATATATATTATCTACGATATTTAGATATTAATCTACTTGCTAATATAATGTAATCAAATGAAAGTTTATCATTTATATTATCAACTCCATTCATAACCATATGTAATGTTCTAGCATATGAAACCGCAGTACAAGAACCTTCAGTTGTTTGTTCTGGTTTTCTTTTTATAAATTGTAAATTTGATATAAGTTTCATTAAATCTTTAGTTCCTGCATCAGGTTCTTGTTTCCAAGGATCAATAATAAATAAGTTACCATTATTTTTAAAAATAATTCTTGCATGTTTATTATATGCTATATTTGCTATAGTATAATCAGATTCTATAAAGGTTTTTAATTGAACGGAAATAGTTTTAGTTGAAGACAAAATGATATATTTTGGATATAATATTATAAACTCTTTCGGCATTTTTGTTTGTAAATAAATATTTGCTTTTTCAATTGTATTAGTTGAAATAGCAGATTTGCTAAAAATAATTTGTCCTTCTTTATTTAAAATAGGATTTTGTAAAGGATTTCCTTTTACAAGTTCAGTAATCCACGAAGGTTCTACATAAAGTATATCAATACCAATTATACCATGTGTTTTGATTTCTTTTTCTTCATCATCAAAACTTTCCACCAATTTATAAGAATTATATTTTTTATTGATTAAATTTATAGTATTGACTATTCTTGATATTCTTTTATAATTGGTTTCATTTATATAATACATATAACCATGAACTCTATTATATAAAGGTTTTGCATAATGTTTTCCTGTATAATTTTTAGGTAAATAAATTTCAGTAAACTCTTTATTTGCAAGTGCTATATCTTTTATTTTACGAATAATCAATGTACCTTCACCACTTAATCCTATAATTTTTGCGGTTTTAGATAACTTAATATTGAGTAAATTGTCTTTTGATTCAATAATATCAAATATATCAGATGATTCGCTTAATTCATATAATTTTATCCATTCTTTTTTTAATTCATTAATATTTATTTTTTTGACAACATCTTCATTTTTTATAGTATCGCAATTTTTATTTTCTTGTTCCTCTTTTTGTTTAAGTATATCAAGTATTTTTTTACCAATTTTTCCTTTTTTTAATACAAACCTATTAGTTAAAGGGTTCAATAATAGGTTTTCATTATTCATATTATCCCAATATGATTGACGACGATATATACGTATATCCATGTTATGAATTATGATAATAAGGTTATCATTTTTTATTAAAAAATGATAACCTTATTTCTAAACAATTATACCCAAATGGATTATGAAAATAATGACGAACAAACATCAAATATTTTGTCTGACTCGATAAAATATTTAAATATAGAGGAAAAATATTACAATTATAAATATTATATTGATTTAGTTGATTATTACGATAGTTATTATGATGACTATGATGATTATTAATTAAATGAAGATTATTTACAATATATACAATTACAATTAGAAAAATGTGGAGTTAATATTTTAACACAACTTATGCAAATATTTTTATCATTTGTATTATTTTTTTTTCCACATATATTACACGGTTTATTTATTTTCATTTGTGAAAATAAAATATCTATATCCATTATTATTATATTTAAGTTATATTAGTTATATATAATAATGGATAATAAAATTACTTATTACAGAGATATTAATGGTTTAAAATTTGATAATGATTTATTGAACCTTGCTGAAAATTTAATAAAAGGACAAGGAGATGGGAGAATATCTTTTGATGATTCAAATAAATTATTGAATAAAATATTTGATAGAGGAACTATAACAAAAGTAGAGTATAGAACAATATTTTATATACTTAATAATTTTAATTTTACAAAAGAAGGATTTCGAAGTATATTAGATAAACTTATTAATTTTGATTAAATTACTTTATTCCTAATTATTGAAAACTCTTATGTATTCAAAAAAGCATTCTATATGATCTCTTACTATATTATGCTACTTAAGGAAAAACGAGTACATAATCTTTCTATTTTCTTAATATTCTTGAAGTCTCTAAAACCTTTCTAAATAATTAATTATGTACTCAAAATATAATATGTTATATCCTTTTAAAAATACATTATGAATCTCATTGTATGTTATGCTACTTAATGAAAAACGAGTACATAATCTTTCTATTTTCCTAATATTATTGAAATCTCTAAAACTTTTCTAAATAATTAATTATGTACTCATTTTATATTGTCTTATAATCTTATTAAAAAACAATGTAATATCTTAGTATATTATGCTACTTAAGGAAACGAGTACATAATCTTTTTATTTTCCTAATATTATTGAAATCTCTAAAACTTTTCAATATAATTAATTATGTACTCAAAAAATATTATGTTATAACTTAATAAAAATAACAATGTAATCTCTTAGTATATTTTGCTACTTAAGGAAACGAGTACATAATCTTTTTATTTTCTTAATATTCTTAAAGTCTCTAAAACTTTTCTAAATAATTAATTATGTACTCATATTATATTGTCTTATAATCTTATTAAAAAACAATGTAATATCTTAGTATATTATGCTACTTAAGGAAACGAGTACATAATCTTTTTATTTTCTTAATATTCTTAAAGTCTCTAAAATTTTTCAATATAATTAATTATGTACTCAAAAAATATTATGTTATAACTTAATAAAAATAACAATGTAATCTCTTAGTATATTTTGCTACTTAAGGAAACGAGTACATAATCTCTTTATTTTCTAAATATTCTTAAAGTCTCTAAAAATTTTCAATATAAATAATTATGTACTCATAATATAATATGTTATAACTTAATAAAAATAACAATGTAATCTCTTAGTATATTTTGCTACTTAAGGAAACGAGTACATAATCTCTTTATTTTCTAAATATTCTTAAAGTCTCTAAAAATTTTCAATATAAATAATTATGTACTCATAATATAATATGTTATAACTTAATAAAAATAACAATGTAATCTCTTAGTATATTCTGCTACTTAAGGAAAAAACGAGTACATAATCTTTTTATTTTCTTAATATTCTTGAAGTCTCTAAAACTTTTCAATATAATTAATTATGTACTCAAAATATAATATGTTATAACTTAATAAAAATGAATAGTTATCACTTTGTATATTTTGCTACTTAAGGAAACGAAACGAGTACATAATCTCTTTATTTTCTAAATATTCTTAAAGTCTCTAAAAATTTTCAATATAAATAATTATGTACTCATAATATAATATGTTATAACTTAATAAAAATGAATAGTTATCACTTTGTATATTTTGCTACTTAAGGAAACGAAACGAGTACATAATCTCTTTATTTTCTAAATATTCTTAAAGTCTCTAAAAATTTTCAATATAAATAATTATGTACTCATAATATAATATGTTATAACTTAATAAAAATGAATAGTTATCACTTTGTATATTATGCTACTTAAGGAAAAACGAGTACATAATCTTTTTATTTTCTTAATATTCTTGAAGTCTCTAAAACTTTTCAATATAATTAATTATGTACTCAAAATATATTCTCTTATAACTTATTAAAAATGAATAGTTATCACTTTGTATATTATGCTACTTAAGAAAAAACGAGTACATAATCTTTTTATTTTCTTAATATTCTTGAAGTCTCTAAAACTTTTCAATATAATTAATTATGTACTCAAAATATATTCTCTTATAACTTATTAAAAATACATCTTAATCACATTGTATATTCTACTACTTAAGGAAACGAGTACATAATCTTTTTAATCTCTAAATATTCTTGAAACCTCTAAAACTTTTCTAAATAATTAATTATGTACTCATAATATAATATGTTATATCCTTTTTAAAATACATTGTATATTCTACTACTTAAGGAAACGAAACGAGTACATAATCTTTTTAATCTCTAAATATTCTTGAAACCTCTAAAACTTTCTAAATAATTAATTATGTACTCATAATATAATATGTTATATCCTTTTTAAAATACATTGTATATTCTACTACTTAAGGAAAAGAGTACATAATCTTTTTATTTTCTAAATATTCTTAAAGTCTCTAAAACTTTTCAATATAAATAATTATGTACTCATAATATAATATGTTATATCCTTTTTAAAATATATTGTATATTCTACTACTTAAGGAAAAACGAGTACATAATCTTTTTAATCTCTAAATATTCTTGAAACCTCTAAAACTTTCTAAATAATTAATTATGTACTCATTTTATTTTCTCTTATATCCTTTTTAAAATACATTGTATATTCTACTACTTAAGGAAATGAGTACATAATCTTTTTAATCTCTCAATATTCTTGAAGTCTCTAAAACTTTTCTAAATAGTTAATTATGTACTCAAAAGGCATTCTCTTTACATTTATCATAATTTAATGTATTATATTTAACATTATTTTTTTACATATTTTTCTCAAGCCTCTTCAATAATCCTGTTTTCACTTTTACAATTATTAGAAATAATAATATATATAATTCAAAAAAATAATCATTTTTTATTTTGGATTAAATGAAATACCACAACCACACGAAGAAGCTAATTCTTTATTAGGTGTAAAAGAAAACTTATTTGAAAAAATACCTTTCGTAAAGTCTTCTGTAATATAATCTATTTTTGTACCTAATAATAAAAATTCAGAACTTGGATCTATTATAACATTTACACCATTATTATCTATAATAATTGATTTAAACTTATTAGACTTTAAAATACTATCATATTTACTATTTTCAATAATTTTAAATTTGTAATTAAATCCATTACATCCCCCACTTGTTGCAGATAAAATAAAGTTTTTATTAATATTATTTTTCAAAATATCAAACATTTTTTTCCATGCTTCATTTGTAATAATTAATTTATTCATCTAAAATACACAAAACATTTAAATATGTTAAAAGCTCTCCTCTTTCATCAACATTTAAACACCCAATATATCGGTTGATATGTGTTTTAGGGCAAGTTTTTGTGTTTCTATCAAAATTAAAAGTTGCTTTGTTATTATAAAGTTTATATTTTATTCTATAAGCTAGAATCCTATTCATTCTTATTTCATTAATCCTAGTTTTTTCATGAAAATAATTAATATTATCATTAAAAAACCTCATCAAATCATTATCAATACATGAATGAATATTATTATTATTATAATAATCTTCTTCATTGTCATTAGATGATACATTACTTAAATATTCAGAATAAATGGATTTTTTTACCATATAAAAGGTTTTAATATCTAAAATAAGATTTTTATTTTGTGGGTATTTAATGCGACTATATATATCCAATTGTAAATCTTCAGGTAATTTATTTAAATAATCCTTTATAAATGATGACATTTAATATCTATATTTAATTTTACCTATCATTTTTTTTTAAATTGTCTTTATATACATTGTATCATGAATAATTACAATATATTGATAAGTGTTAGTTCCAAAAGCACGAGAAATACCAGTATCAGTATACCATAAAACACCTTCAATATTTTTAATACCTTCCACAACTGTATGTCCTACAAACATATGATTACAATTTAATGTTTTTAATAAAGTTTTAATATTATCAATTTCATCTAAGTTTCTAGTCCATAAAATACCTTGATCGTCTAATAATATAGTATTAAACAATTCTCTATCTTCATTTAGAACTGTATTTGTTTGTACGAACTTTTTCCATATTCTATTAATATAAGAAATATCTTTACTATATTTATTTAATATATTGAGATGATTCCATGTAATACCAGCATGACTGAAAAGCATATTACCTATTTTTACAATAATAGGTCTATTTGATAATATTGAAGATAATGATCCACCAGGTTTAAATTGTTCGTATCGTTTAATATGATTATTATTTATACTTTTTTGTGAAACATAACTATAATTACCAATAACATTCATAAACTCATGATTACCAATTATAGAAATTAGTCTACCTCCCTTAGATTGTGCGAGTTTATCTAATAAGTTTGTAAAATAAAGCATTTCAGTATCCGCAAGAATTTCCCATTCTTTAATATCAATATCCCTATTAGCACTATCTATTTGATCCCCCATTTGTATAACAATTGTATTTGGTGGATCAGCAATCCATTCAATATTATTATTTATAATATTAGCATCTAATAAAATATTTTTAAAACGTTTTATATCTCCATGTATATCTCCAATGACAATTAATTTTGGAGGATAAGGATATTCATATAAAATATCATCACAAATCATATTATATTATATAACTATAATATAACTTATATAATATTAATAAAAGATAATAAAGGATATATGAATAATACAATATAAATATATTAATTATGGTTACTCTGAACTTATATTTAATATTTAATGAAAAGTCTACAAATAGACATGATAATATTAATAATTGCTTAAACTTAATAAAAAAAATATGTAATGAAAATAATATAAATATTGAAATAAAGATAATTAGCGAACCTTCAAAGTTCTATATTGATGAAAATATAGAAAAATATAATAAACGTGTAGATTATTCTCATTATACTGATAATACAGAATATAACGATAGTATTATAAATTTAAACTCTCATCAAATTTCTAATTATGAAAAACATAGAATTGTATTCAAAATTATAGCTGACAATTTAAAATGTAATGATGAAACATTTCATATGATAATAGAAGATGATATTTTAATTTGTAATAGTTATATTGAAAATATTGAAGAATTGATAAAAAGTCTAAATAATCCAGAAAATAACATTTGGGATATTCTTTTTACATCTCTAAATACAATAAATGATGATAATAAACTTATTAATTATAATTATATATATAAAAGATTAATATCAAAATCTTGTTATTTCATAAAACCACAAATATGTTTAGAATTATATGATTCAATGGAAACTTTTAAAATTAACTTTAAGTTATTCTTATCAAAGTTTATAAAAGATAAAAATATAAAAGCATTTTTTTATAATAAAAATACATTTAGTGAAGGTTCAAAAATAGGAATATATCCTTCTACTACAAATCCAAATAATCATTTATATTTTAATAATCATTATATTGAATTAGTTACAATATCTAATAAAGAAATAATAGAAGATAAAGATATTAAAACCGCTGAACGTATTTATACAAGTTCTTTAAATATTGAATCAGCTGATATTCTCAATATCATGGGAATTATATATTATAAATATTGTGATTATAATAATGCTAAAAAATATACAACTGATGCTTTATATAATCTTAAAAAAAATAAAGGATATATTCAAAAAAATAGTAATATACTAAATAATTGTATTAATATGTATCAATTCGATCAAGAATATCTCGAAGAATGTCTAAAAACAGAACCAAAATACTAATTATTTAGATTCTAACGATACTAATCTTTCAATTATACTTTCTTGTGTTATAGTAATATTATCTACTACTTTCTCTAATTTTTCTAATTTCATAAAAAGGTCAACAATTTCATCTTTTTTTACCGAAGAAGAGAACGAATCTTTTATAATAACTAATTCATTTTCAAATACACTTATCTTTTCTTTCACAAGTTCTAAACTATCTAATATATCATTTGTTTTTACTGTATCTGATAATTCTTTAACAGCATTATTAAACACTTCTGTTACTTTACTAATATTTAAATCATTAGTTTTTACTGTTTCTGATACTTCCTTAATAGCATTATCGAATGCTTCCTTAATAACATTATCGAATGCTTCCGTTACTTTAGTAATATTTAAATCACTTGCTTCTTTAAGAGTGTTTAGTGCTTTTGTTAGAGTTTCTCCGACATCTACACCTTCAGACAATTGTGAAACAGGGGATGATACTAATTCTTCAACTCTTTTTAATCTTAAATGCAAACCTGTTAATGACATTATTTTTATTATTCTATTATAATAATTTATTTTATTTTTAGATATATACACATAAATATATAAAAAATGATTATATCTTATTAATTAGAAGATATACAATGATTATTCCGATTAGATGTTTTACATGTGGGCGTGTAATGGCTGATATTGCAGATTATTATGAGAAAGAAAAAGCAAATATTGATGAAAAAAAAGAGGTAGACCCTATCTACAAAAACTTTGAAAAAATACATACATCTGATATTTTGAATACTTTAGGTTTGAAAAGATATTGTTGTCGTCGTAATTTAATAGCAAATATTGATATGATGAATGTAATATAGATATGTGTTATTTTAAACATAAATAATCTCATATACGATTAAAGAAGAATAGTATAATTATTTATATAATGGAAACATTAGATAGAACAGATATCAATAAAAGAGAAAAGTCAATATCATCAGATATTGAGGAATATATAGAAAAACATATTGAAAAAAAACTTAATAATTTATTAGAAACTCTCCCTGGAAAATTACCAAATCTATATAATGTCAAACCTATTTATGAATTAAGTATTAAAGAATTATATAAGAATACTTTACAAAATACTATAGATATAATAAATGACTTTACAGATATTTATAGCAAAAATGATTATAATACTAATAATAATTACTATTTAATCTTAAATATATTAACAAAAGATGACCGTAAAATATATGTAGGTATAATTATAATGTTTCTATCATTTATCATTTATTTTATAGATGGTGTTTCAATATAATTTTTATTATTAATATAAGTAAAGATAAATGTATAATATCATTCAAAATATAACAGGTAATTATTATTATTCATTAATACTCTTATCTTTTATTTTTTATATTATAAGTAAATATAACACATCTATATTGTTATCTATTATTATAATTATTTCAATATATATATATATTGATAGTAATATAAAACAAAACATATCAAGTAAAAATAGCGAAGATATTATAAAAGAGGAAAGTTTAGTTAATGAGATAAAAGATGTTAAAGAAGTAGATACAGAAAATTTCTATATTAATAAAAGCAATAAAAAAGTAAAATTTTTAATAAAAAACAAAGAATTTGTTAATATAATATATAATATTAGATTTATAAAAAAATATGATAATTCGAGATATACTAAAATGATTATATTTATGGACGAACTAATGAAAATTTATATATATATATTATCAGATAGATATGATTTAAATACATATCTCCCTATTTTCACAGATACAAAGGACAATATAATAGAAATATTTTATTCGCTTGTTTTTGTTATACCTGAAAAGTTCAAGCATACGTATGGTTTTGTCCCACAAGTTGAAATTGATAAATCTCTTGATGACTTTAGAATAAAAATAAAATATATGTTGAATGTCTTAATAAATTATGGTAAGGTTAATAAAAATAATGTGTATATTAATATTGATAGATATAAACCTTTTGAAAGAAATAAAGAAAATTACTTACCATAATCTATATAAATTTTACAAAGTTTGAACCATTATCATTATATGTTTTGTTTTCATAAACACTTTTATCTTGTAAGTTTAAATAAGTCATATCAAGATAACCTGATGATTCATTTCCACCTATCCTCTTTGTTCGTAAAGATTTATAATTCTTATGTAATCGTGGAATAATTATATGAAATGTTTTAAAATATACATTTATATTTTCAACTCCTTTAGGACATGTCATACACCCACCTTTACTCACATTTTTTTTGCAATCGCAACGAATATTTTTCACTTCTTTTTTCATTGATGACGAACCACCTCTATTAAAAGCATATAAATAATTTATAGAATCATAAGAACCTACATTACAATTATTAGTAATTGAAGATATAACATCTACTGAATCAATATTAAGTATTGAATTTATAATAGAATTATCTGTATCTTGTGATAATCTTTGTGTTACTCTTTCATTATATAAATCATTAGATGCTTCACCTCCTTTTTTCATTACTTATATAATTAACTATATAAATAATAATTATAATAATATTATATAAATAATGACTTTTGAATATTATATACACGAACTTAAAAATAATACTATCGGAAATGATAAATTAGATATATTAGAAGATATTATTTCTAATAAAATAGATAGATTAAATATAGATAGTAACATATTACATATATTCCCTATAGTAATTACTTTATCTTCCATGTTACTTATATCAACTTATATCTTTTTATAATTAACTTTATAAAAAATCATTTAAGCACATTTATTAATTTATTTTTATATATAATAAAGAATGGCTGACAGTATAACAGCGTCAGGTACAACCCGTGCTGCGTTCTCTATTTCAACAAATGACCTTAATATAAATGGTGATGTAACAGCAGGAAGATTAATTGGTTCAGGAGAAAAAATAACAAATTTAAATATTGATAATATTAAAAGAGGTAATCCATTGGCGAGAATATATGGTGGAACTAATAATAATGTATATGAACCAAGTGGTATAATATTTAATGGTTTAAATAATGATAAATTAAAAAGTAGTAAAATGTTGAGATGGGACGAACAAGATAATGTATTATACATTAATAACAATGATTTTATAAGAGATAACTCTAATCTAATTTTAAATACATCAAATATTTTAATAAATAATATAGAAAGTTCTTCTAATATAATAATATCTGATGTTAAGTCATATATAGAAAATACATTAGGTATTGATGATACTAATACTACAGGTATTCCTGTAGCAACTGCAACAAGAGCGGGTATTGTTAAAATAGGGGAAGGATTATTTGTCAGTAGCACAGGTGTAATTAGTATTTTACCTGAAGTTATTGAAATAAATGAACCATCGTTTTTTCCACATGTAGAATATTCAAATATTCCAGGAACTGATTATAAATCCTTCATATTAACATACAATCCGTCTAGAGGAACTACTTATGATATTAATATCAATACAAACGAAATTAAAGAACAACTACCATTTTGGTATAACTTTACAAATATTAATAATACAGTAACAAACATATTTAATAGTGGAAATACAAATGTGATAACACCAATAAATACTAATATAATATTAAAAGGAACATCTATATTAAAACCTACAAATTTAAATGAATTAAAATTTGAATATACTCCTTTAAATACAAAATATTTATTTTTAGACGGTAGCGAAGGAACAGACGATATCGAAGGAACACACGCAATATTCGGAGATGACGTAGAAATACAAAAAATATATGGTACAGGAGGTATTGGTGGTGAATACGTTGGAATAACTTTTGCATTTTGGTTTAAATGTGACACACAAACAGAAATAGAAAGACCTAAATCACTTTTATTTTTTGGGGGAAATACAAATTATTATATTGAAATATCAATATTTAATATATCAATCGAAATTAAATTATTTAACTTTGGTAGTTTCAGTCATACAATCCAAGATAACAATTTATTTAATAATAAATGGAATCATTTAATATGGTCTATATCAGCGAACGGTAATTGGTCTATATATATAAACGCATTAAAAATAACAAACGCAGTTATAAAAAGAGGCGAACAGGTATTAACAGATGTCGATATATCAAATATGAATAAAGAACAATTGAAAATACAAAATGATGCTGAATATAATCTTAAATATATAGGTAGGTCGAGATGGTCTACAAATAATTATTTAAAATGTTCTTTATCAGATATTAGAATTTACAATAAAGAATTAAATTATACTGATGTTTTTGAACTTTATAATTTAAATAATTATACGCAATATTTTTTATCATTTAACGATATTAAAAATAAGACAAAATGTGATATTTTGTCTATTGGCGGTGGTGGTGGAAGTAGTAGTGGTATAGGTGGTGGAGCAGGTAAATTAATATATATAGATAACGCATTAATATCAAAAAATACATATACTATTAAGGTTGGACGTGGTGGTTCAGGAAGTTATACAAACGAAGATATAACTCAAAATAATAATAAAGGCAATAATACAACATTTGGGGTAGTTATATCTGATGGAGGAGGTTCTTATAATATCGATAGTGGTATTGGAGGTAGTGGTTCGGGAAATAATGGATTACATACTGATAATATTAATATCGAATACCCATTTTTAAATACAAGTAATATATTCAAAAAAGGTAATAATGGTTTCATAGGAATAGGCGGTGGTGGAGGTGGTTCAGGTACAGAAGGGGATGTAATTAATGGAGGGGATGGTATAGCAGTAATTAATGATAATTTTTTAGATATTAATTTTAAAACAATATTCAATATACCTTCTGGTATTGGAGAATATTACAGTTTACATGATCTTGTATATTTTGCTGCAGGTGGTAGTAGTAATATAGATAATGCTATTGGTGGTCTGGGTGGAGGTGGAGATGGAAGTTTAGATATTGACACAACACTTACATATAATGGTTCTCATGGGTCAGGTGGTGGAGGATTTTCTAATTTTGGGGCTGTTGGTGGTGATGGTCTTTTTATGTTTAGATTTTTAAATAGAGAGATTACAAAATTACCTGTTACTGATGATGTATTAAATGCTTCTAACTTTATAATAGATACTTCTAATATTTTCAATTCTAAAGTACAAGATACTTCTAATTATATAAAAAATTCTTCAAATATACTTGACAATAAAATTTTTAATAATTTTAATTTTATATCAAATAGGATAAATTATCTTGATACTGATGATATTTTCGAACACAATAATTCTAGAAATAGGTTTATTAAAAATAATATATATAATAATAATTTACTTTTGAAAGGAACATTAACTATAGAATCTAATTTAATAGTACAAGGTGAAACTACTACATTTAATACTGATGTATATACAACAGAACAATTAGAGGTTATTAATAATGGAGATGGAACAGCATTTATATTGAAACAAACGGGAGATATTTTTGATATTTTTAATGCTTCAAATGGTAATGGTGAAGTTTTTACAATACTAAACAATGGTAATGTAGGAATAGGAGTTACAAATCCAATTAATAATAAATTAGAAGTTAATGGTAACATTAATATTATATATACAGATGATGATAATGAATCACATTATAAATATACAATAAATGGTATTGATATAATTCAAGATACATCAAATTATATTTCAAGAACATCAAATGAAATTTCAACAACTCTAAATGATAATATAAAAGATACTTGCAATTACATTGTTTCTACTTCAAATCTTTTATTTCATAATAATAGAACTTTAGACTT